GAACCGCGAAATCGTTTATCAGACGATCAAAGACCTCTGCGAGCACGGCATGAAAGCCAGCAGATCGCGCATCAGCGAAGTGGCATGCCTGAAAATGTCAATCGTGGACGATCACGTGGGACGCTTGAAAGGGGACGGGCAGATTCGCTCGGTCAACCCGGGCGAGTTCGAGCATGTAGACCAAACCATGGACCGGGCCATCAGCACCACGGCGCTACCAGGCGGCCGCATGAAAGTTGAAGTCGGCGACGATGTGATTTTTGCGCTGACGCCCAGGGAGCAATTCGCCTTCGCTAAATTGTTGGCGGGGACACTGCTTGCGTTTTCGGGGGTGCCGGGTCGTTAAAAAGATGAACCAGCCACAGCGCCAGCAAGAACCAAAAGCCCGCTTTGTGTGGGCTTTTTTGTGGCCCGCATCCCCCCCGTAGGGTTCGCTTAGCGCGCGTATAGCCAGCATCATCGCGGCCATGGCACAAGCGAAACCCAAAAAGTCAGCACTCAAGAAGACCACTCCGAAGACGGCAGAGACAGGTGCTCGCGGAAATGACGGATTACTGCCAAAGCAATCAAAGTTTGTAGCGGAATACCTAATCTGCGGAAATGCCACGCAAGCGGCTATCCATGCGGGTTACAGCGCGAAAACAGCATACTCAATTGGGCAGGAAAACCTGAAAAAACCTGTAATCGCTGCCCTTTTGGCACAAAAACAGGTTGTTATCGCCAAAAGGCAGGACGAGCGCTTGGAAGCCATGGAGTTGACCAGTGCTCGGGTACTGCGGGAAATCGCAAGAATTGCCTTTTTTGACCCGCGCAAGATGTTCCATGCCGACGGTAAGCCAAAAGCCATCACTGAACTGGACGACGACACCGCAGCGGCCATTGCTGGCCTGGAGGTGCTGGAGGAATACGCGGGAAGCGGACAAGACCGCGAACTGGTCGGCCACGTCAAGAAATACAAGATTGCCGACAAGAACAGCGCGCTGGACAAGGCTGCAAAGATTTTGGGCGAGTACGAAAAGGACAATGCGCAGCTGAAAGAAAAGGTCAAGGTCATTTTTATGGCTGGCGGCAAAGACCCGGAGCTTGCGTGAAGCTGCCCAGGCGCAACGCCGCTGAAGCGGTAAGGCAAGTGCTTACGGCTGGTGCCGTCGCGGCTTCGTTTGTCGCATCCAGCGCCATTGCGCAGCTGGGTGACGATCATGAACTGCTGTGGGCACCTCATGCGAAGCAAGCCGAGCTGCTGGCCGCGCCTGACTTTGAGGTGCTGTACGGTGGAGCGGCTGGCGCTGGCAAGACAGACGCGCTGCTGATGGACGCGACTGGCCACCACCAGAACGCCCTCGACCATGCCGACTACCAGGCCATTCTGTTTCGCAAGACCTTCCCCGACCTGAAGGACATGATCGCGCGCAGTCAGGAGCTATACCCTGCGCTGGGCGGCAAATACGACAAGCAGGCCCACGTCTGGACATTTCCCAGCGGTGCGCGCATCGAACTAGGGTACCTTCAGTACGACGCCGACCGCTTCAAATACCGAGGCCGTGCGTTTCAGTACATTGGCTGGGATGAGTTGACGCTTTGGGCTTCGGCCGAGCCTTACCGATACCTGTTGTCGCGCTGCAGGACTACCAACCCTGCCATCAAGTGCTATGTGCGCGGCACCACCAATCCGGACGGCCCGGGATTTCGCTGGGTCAAAGAGTGGTGGCGCATCGAGACCGAAGGTACCAGCACAAGGTTTAAGGTAGAGCTGCAAGACCCTGAGACGGGCGAAATCAGCTTTACCGCGCGCCGCTTCATCAGTGCGCGGCTGTCGGATAATCCGCACCTGGCAACAACCGGCTACCGGCAGACCCTGCTGCTGCTGTCAGCCGAAGAACAGCGCGCCTTGTTGATGGGCCGCTGGGAAAGCCCAAGCATCAAGGGCGCCTACTACGGGGCACAAATCGAGGCCGCGCGCTCCGAGGGCAGGATATGCAAGATTCCGAGCCTGCCGGCTGTTCCCGTCAATACCTTTTGGGATTTAGGCTGGAACGACACCACAGCCATCTGGCTGCACCAGCGCGTCGGCTTGGAACACCGCTTTATCGACTACATCGAGGCCAACGGCAAAGACCTTGAATACTTTGTGCAGGAATTGCAAAGCCGCAGCCATATCTTCGGCACCCACTACCTGCCCCACGATGCAGAGAGCGCAACCCTAGCCAGCGGCGGCAAAAGCGTGGTGGATCTGCTGCGCAAGATGCTGCCCGACCAGCGGTTTGAGGTCGTCGATCGGGTAAGTAACGTGGTCAGCGGCATCAACCAGACCCGTTCGGTCATCCCGGCCTGCTACTTCGATGAAGAACGCTGCCGGGACGGCGTTTCCGCACTTGAGTCTTACCGCAAGGAATACGACGACCGGCTGCAAGCGTACAAGCCCACGCCGTTGCACGACTGGGCCAGCAACGGCTCCGATGCGTTTCGGCAGTTCGCCCAAGGCTATGAAGAAATCTACCGCGGCGCCCCACGCCCCAAAAGCTGGCGCGACCGCTTGACCGCCTCTTATCAATCAAAAGGATCGGCGCAAGCCGCTTAACCCATGCAAACCACCCCGGTCACCAGCACGCATGAAAGCGGCTATTCGGCAGCACAAGAGAACTGGGCAAGGTACCAGTATGGCAAGGACAGAGGCCATTTGGAGTACATGGAGCAAGCCCACAAGTGCGAAGGCATGTACCTTGGAGGTGGTGAGCAGTGGAGCGCCGAAGACAAAGCTGTGTTGCGGGCGCAGCGCCGACCGTTTTATGAGTTCAACGAGGTTATGCCCAGTATCAACTCAGCGCTTGGCTACCAGATCAGCAACCGCATGGACATCGCTTTCAAGCCAAGGGGCGAAAACGGCGACTTGGCCACGGCCACCGTGCTGTCTAAAGTGGTGATGCAAGTGTGCGACATGACCGCGCAACGCTGGCTTGAGACTCAGGTGTACGGTGACGGGCTGATTGAGCAGCGCGGCTACTACGACCTGCGCATGAACTTCGACACAAACATCAAGGGTGAAATCGAGCTGGGTACCTTGGACCCGCGCGATGTCATCCCGGACCCTGACAGCAAGAGCTATGACCCGGATAAATGGTCTGATGTGATTGTTTCGCGCTGGCTGACGCTGGACGAAATCGAGCAGATGCACGGCCAGAAGGCCCGCGACGCGGCAGAGGCGTCTGGCGACACTAGCGAGGACCATGGCGATCAGGACGAAGGCACGCCGCGCAACAAATTTGGCAGCACCAGCACCGTGAGCATGTACGACGCCTACGGCAAGAACGCTGGCTTGGAGCGCTACCGCGTGATCGACCGGCAAAAGTGGGTGTACGAGAACACTGAATGCCTGGTGTACCCAGAAACCGGTGATGTCAGGACCGTGGGCCAGATGACTGATGAGCAAGTGCAGGACGCAATGGCCAAAGGTGCGGTCAAAGCCAAGCGCATGCGCCGCCGCGTCAAATGGCTGGTGACGACCTACAGCGCGACTCTGTTTGACGATTACAGCCCTTACGAGCACTTCACCATCGTGCCGTACTTCGCCTATTTCCGCAGGGGGAAGACGCGCGGCATGGTCGACAACGCAATTGGCCCTCAGGAAGCGCTGAACAAAGCCGTCAGCCAGTTCACGCATATTGTCAACACCAGCGCAAACAGCGGCTGGCAAGTGGAGGAAAACAGCCTGACCAACATGGACACAGAAGAGCTCAAGGCGACCGGCGCCATGACCGGGTTGGTGATTGAGTACAAAAAAGGTTCCAGTCCGGCTCAAAAGATTACCGCCAACGCAGTACCAACGGGCGTGGACCGCCTGATTGACCGAGCTACGCAGGCTTTGAAGGACGTGACGGTACCCGACAGCATGCGCGGCCTGCAGGGTGGCGCAGTGTCTGGTGTGGCCAAGCAGGCAGACCAGTTTGCCAGCCAGCAGATGCTGGCGGTACCCATGGATAACCTGGCCTACACGCGGCAGCTGCTGGCCCGGCGCCTGGTCAAGCTGGTGCAGCGCTACTACGACAGCTACCGGGTGTTTCGCATCACGGAAACCGATGCCATGACCGGCAAGCAGGTTGAAAAGAGCCTGGAAATCAACAAGTTCGACCCGGAAACCGGCAGCTATATCAACGACGTGACGATTGGCGAGTACGACGTGGTGATTACCGAGCAGCCGATGCAGGTCACTTTCGAGAACAGCCAGTTCAACCAGGCGCTGGAAATGCGCAAAGGGGGTATCGCCATACCGGACGCAACCGTTATTCGGTATTCGAGCTTGTCAGACAAACATGAAATTCTGGCCAACATGCAAAGCCAGGACAAGGCCGACCCACTGGCCGAAGCCAAAGCAGCGTTGCTGGCCGCGCAGACGCGCAAAGCTGACAGCGACACCACCGCGCGCGGAGTTGAAGCCCAGTACAGCGCGATTCAGACCGCCCAGGTCATTGCAGCGACACCGCAGACCAGCACGCTGGCTGACATCCTGCTGAAGTCTGCAGGCTTTGTTGACCGGGATGCCGGACCAATCGTGCCGCAGTTGCCGCCTGGCGCCATGCCGCCCGAGGCCATAGATATGCCGACCAACACCAACCCCATGACGCCAGCCAATCCAGCAGTCGGAATGATGGAAGGTATCGAGACATCCGCTGGCGATGGCTTGCGGGACGAGGCAGAACAGTTTTCCCCGAGGTAGAAAAGACGGCGATTGATCCCGCTGCTTTATTAGTTGACCAACTTAGAAAGAAAACCATGCAAACGCAAGACAATGATTTCGACGGCGAAGGCTCAGAAGTGCTGGACCTGGAGGCTGACACAGCGCAGGAAACGACCCCGGAAGATCGTGGCGACTTGGTGACCGATGCGCCGGCTACTGGCGCAAACGCGCCGGATGACGATGCAGCACTTGGTGAAGACGCTACTGACCCGGACATCAAGCCCGCAGGCGGGAAGATCCCCAAGTCCCGACTGGATGAGGTTATCAACCAGCGCGAAACCATCAAAAGCGAGCGTGATGATTTAAGGGAGCAGTTGGCCGAGGCCCAGCGCCAGCTGCAAGCCTCAAAAACCACCGAGGGGCAGCCTACCAACACCACGCCGACGGCTGCGATTCTGCCCGGCCTTGAGTTGAAAGCGCTGCGCACGCAATACCGCGAGGCATTGATGGAGGGTGACATCGAGAAGGCGGAATCCCTGGACGACCTGATTGATGCTGAACTCCTTCGCGTGGCAGAGGAGCGGTTTGAGCAAAGGCAGGCCAGCAGGGCTAGTCAGACGGCATTGCAGACGGCCAGCGCCGAGGCAATAGCTGACTTCCCGTACCTGGAAACGCCAGACGGACAAGAGGCGGTGGAGCTGATCATCATGGCGCGCGACCGCAAGATTGCCAACGGCATGGGAGCCAGCCAGGCTTTGCGCGAGGCTGTGGCAACCATTGGGCCGAGGTTTCAACCAGTCGCTGATCAAGGTACCCCCCAGTATGGATTGATAAGCACCCCGAAGCCAACAGATACTCGAACCGCAAACGCTTTAGTGCGCGGAGCAGCTGATTCAATCCAGCAGCCGCCGTCCATTCAAGCGGGCGTGGGTAATCGGGCGACAGCTGCGCGAGTAGATGTCTCCAAGATGAGCGAAGAGCAGTTCGACAGCTTGCCGGAAGCTGAGAAAAAGCGACTTCGAGGCGACTAACAACGCCGGCCCAACGCAATAGGTCAGTAGGGAATCACCGCCCCTGCTGGCCTGGTTAGAAAAGGTGGATTCGTCGCAATGGCTGACGTTAAAAAGCCTGGCACCTTGACGGCCTGTAGTCATGTTCCCCGCAGTGGCAGCGCAACGCCTAGACGTTCGTTTAAACCAACTTTTGGAGCATGACATGCCTTTAGGCCTAACCAATTTCGCGGGACTTACGCCGCAACAAAAAATCGTTTGGTCCCGCGACGTGTGGCAAGCCGCCCGCGACCAGATGTTTATCAAAAAATTCATCGGCACTGGTGAAAACGCTGTCATCCAGCGCATCACCGAGCTCACCAAAACCGAAAAAGGCGAACAGGTCATCATGCACCTGGTTGCCGACCTGGTTGACGACGGTGTGATCGGCGACAACGAGCGCGAGGGCAATGAAGAAGCCATGCAGTCTTACAGCACCATTTTGAACATGGACCTGATGACCCACTCGGTGCGCAACAAAGGCAAGCTGAGCGAGCAAAAGACCATCATCAAGTTCCGCGAAATGGGCAAAAGCCGTCTGGCGTACTGGCTGGCCAATCGCTGCGACCAGCTTGCCATGCTCACGCTGTCCGGCATCAGCTACACGCTGAACAACAACGGCTCGCTGCGGGTAGGCTCGCCATTCCCCAATCTGGCTTTTGCCGCTGACGTGTCTGCGCCAACAAGCAAGCGTTCGCTGATGTGGGACGGAAACATCCTGTCTTTATCAAACACTGCAAGCATTACCGCTGCTTTCGTCCCGAACTACAAGATGATCGTGGACCTGATCGCTTACGCAAAAGAGTCCTACGTGACACCTTTGATGTCTGGCGGCAAAGAGTATTACTGTCTGTTCGTTCAGCCAGGCACCCTGGCCAGCTTGAAAAAAGACGCGGACTATCAGCGTGCCGTCGTCGGTGTCGCAACCAAGAACGGCATGGACAGCCCATGGTTCACGGGCGCAAACATCACCATTGATGGCGCTGTTATCCATGAGCACCGCCTTGTTTACAACAACAAGGGCGCAGTGTCTGGTGCCAAGTGGGGTGCAGCTGGCACGGTCAACGGTACCCGTTCGTTGCTGTGCGGTGCGCAAGCGCTAGGTATGGCCGACATCGGCACACCGGAATGGAACGAAAAAGAGTTCCAGTACGGCTCGCAGCAGGGCATCAACATCGACAAGATGCTTGGCTTGCTCAAGCCAAAGTTCTACTCGATTTACGACAAGTCGGTTCAAGACTTTGGCGTGATCGCAGTAGACCACTTCCTGCAGTAATGCGAACAAGCAGGGGCCTTCGGGCCCTTGCTGCACACACCCCCTTTGTTTTTACCCTTTGTTGTTGTTAAGGAACCATCATGCCAATCACAAGACTTTCAGGCCGTCAAGAGGTCATCGCCGCAACGGCTGACTTTCTGTTTTCATCCCTTGCCAGCGGCACTTATGAAGCCGCCATCAACATTCCAGCGGGCGCAATCGTTACGAGCGGTGGCCTGTCCATCACTACAGCTTTTAACTCAGGCACATCCGACACGTTCTCCATTGGCGACAGGGAGGGCACTGCAGCCGCAGTCGGCAACACGTATGCAGCAGCCGCTGCCCGTGCCGCGGGCGGCAGCAATCCGATTGTGCCAACCGGCAAAAGGTATGCCGTGCCTTCCACGGTTGGAGTGCAGTGGACCGGTGTAGGTGCAGCGCCTACCGCTGGCGTTGGCCGCTTGACGGTGCATTACATCGTGGACGGACGCTCCGCTTTCTCGCAAGGTTGATTTTTCGCAGTAGCTCTGGTTTTCCATGGGCGTGCCGGTTCGCCGGCTTTTATCCCGGTGGCTTGATCACCACCGGGCTTTTTGTCAAACAAAGGAATCGTCATGTATTTCCGTAGCCCCACTGAAGAAAGCGTATCCGTCGCTTTGACAACCGGCCACATGGCTGTCGTCACGCCAGAAGGTGTTGATCTGGACCCAGTATTCAACCGCGAAGCCATTGCACTGGGTTGCATACCAGAAGGCACCTCAAACACCGCCAGCGCACTCGAAACCAAAGCCTTCGACCGCGCTCTTGTGATTGGCGAAGCCCTGCAAGCCGCCATTCAAGCAGGCAAACCTGACGACTTCAAGTCGGACGGCACACCAGACCTCAATGCGTTGGCCAAGCGTGTGGGTTTTAAGGTCGGCCGCGAAGAAGCTGACGCCATTTGGGCAGAAGTCTCCAAAGGCTAATCCATGAACGTCGAGGCTTTCATTGGTGAATTCAGGCGCGTGATGGAAGATACCGCCACTCCTTATTTGTGGAGCGACGAAGAAGTAACCACGTACCTGAACGATGCCGTCAATGAAGCCTGCGAGCGGGCGCTGCTGATTGAAGACCGTGTAACGCCTGCTGTGTGCAGTGTTGCGCTTGTGGCCAATCAAGCAGACTACCGCCCGCATGATTCGGTCATCCAAATTAAGCGCCTGGCCTTTCGGGGTCGCGCGCTATCGGAAACCAGTGTCGAGCAGATGGACAATGACGATGCGCAGTGGGAAGGCCGCACGGGCGAGCCCCGGCAGTTCATTTATGGCGAAGCAACAGGATTGCGCCTGGTGCCAGCGCCACGTAGCGCCGGTACTGTCAGCCTGACCGTGTACCGGCTTCCCTTAGTTGCCTTGAGCGTCGACAACGACAGCGGCATTCCTGAGATTCCTGCCCGGCACCACATGCGCCTGCTGCCATGGGTCTACCGTTGCGCCTACCTCAAACAAGACTCGGAAACTCTTAATGAGTCACAGGCCGCAAAGCACGAGGCGGTATTTGTTGCCAGTTTCGGTGAACGACCTGACGCCAACGTACAGCGCAAGCAGCGCGACCGCCGCCCGCAGGTGGTTCAGTTCAATTGGTGAAGTGCGCCCCCCCCCACTAGGGTTTGATGCAATCGTCGCCGACCAGCACCATTCGGCCCATGAACTCGATTTCCAGCTTCAAAGGACTCAACAACGTCAGCGATCCGCTGCGTCTGGGCCTGGCGTGGCTGGTCCAGGCTGACAACGTGGACATCACAGATACAGGGGCACTCAGCAAGCGGGGCGGCTATGCCCGGGTACTGACAGGCGCGGTCACTGGCGCGTATTCCACCCTGAAGTTTTCCCGCTGCTACCTGGTGGTCGGCGGCACACTGGCGGCCTTCAGCGGTAGCAGCGCGTTGACCGTGCTTCGTACCGGCCTGAACCCGGCCCCCATGCACTTCGCCGAGGTCAACGACTACGTTTATTTCAACAACGGTGTGGACAGCGGCGTTATCGGTCCCGACCACAGCGTGCAGCCTTGGCGTGACGCACCGCTGAAAGACGCGCTGTTCTTTGACGCGGCAGGCGCGAAGCTCGACGCGCTGTTTGATCCGTTGCCACTTGGCACCGACGTGGTCCAGCACTGGCGCGGCCGGATGTATGCCGCGCAGTATTTTTCCAACGACGCTCAAAGCGCTGTCTGGTTCAGCCAGCCGCTTGGCTACCACCTGTTCAGCATGGACGTCGACTTTCTCATGGTGCCAGGGCGCATCGTGATGCTGGCTCCGCACGCCGACGCTTTGATCATCGGCACCGACAGCCAGATTCATGCCTTCGACGGCAAGACGCTGGTGCAGCTAGCCGACTACGGCGTGGTGCCCGGCCAGCACTGGAGCAGGGACGACAACGACCGCATTCTTTTCTGGAGCAAACGCGGCCTCTGCGCGGGGCTCCCATTCGCAAATCTGACCGACCGCCAGGTCAGTGTGCCGCCCGGTGTATCTGCTGGGGGCGCAATCGTGCGCCATGGCGGCCAGCGCCGGTACGTTGTTTCGCTGCAGCAAGGCGGCACTGCCTTTAACCCTCTCTAACCGAAAGAAAACCATGACAGTACGACTCTCTACCGGGCTTCGCCAAGCCCTTGCCGGCAGCACCGGTTACGCCGCCGTTTTTTCCACAGGTGTCATTGACATCTACAGTGGTTCACAGCCTGCGACTGCCGACGCTGCGGCGACTGGCACGCTTCTGGGCACCGTCACGCTGTCGTCTGGCGCATTCACCCCGGGCAGTGCGGTAAACGGGCTGACTTTCTCTACCGCAGCCGGCGTGACATCAAAGTCCGGCATTTGGTCGTTCAATGGCATTGCGATCGGCACGGCTGGTTGGTTTCGCCAGCGCGCCAACGCAGCCGATGCTGGCGGCGTGTCAACAGCATTGCCCCGGCTGGACGGCTCTGTTGCGGTTTCTGGTGCAGACCTTAACCTGTCGAACATCAGCATCACGGTGGGCGCCCCGAACACTGTCGACACGTTCACCTTCACTGTTCCAGCGCAGTAAGGTCGCGGATGGAGCACCGGCTTATCC